CGCCCGGCCCACCGCTGGGAGGACGACGAGCCGCGCGACCGCTCCAGCTCCTGGCTCGGTCACCTGATCTGCTGGACGCTGTGGTTCTGGGGCGGGGTGGTGGTGGGGAGGATGATGTCATGACCCACGTCTACTGTTCGACTGACGTACTGAACGCGGCGTATCGCATCCGCCGCCTACCCATCGGAGAGACTGTCATGACCGACGACCCCGCGCACACCTTGGTGGTGCGACTGGAGCTACTGCGCGAGCTATGCAACACGCTGCAACTGCCCAACGTGGCATCGCCAAAGACACCGAAGGTGTTGTGGCGGGAAGCCTTGGAGCTTGTTGGCCGACTGCGCGCCGAGCGCGACGAGCTGCTCAACTTCCTTGTGGTTGAGCGTCTGGCTGAGGCCGAGAAGGAGACAACGTGACGATCGACGAGCTACGGGAGCGGGTGGAGAAGGAGTGGCCGTGCGCGCTTGGGCATCCTCACGACGCGCGTAGTTGCTGGGACTGCTTGCTGCAACACCGCATCCTCGCCTTCCTCGTTCGCACCTACAACGATGCGCTCTGCGCTGCCGAGCTAGAGGCGCTGCGCTACCGCGACCGCAATGTCACCATCAGAGAGTACGCCGCAGCGGATGCAGTTGCCGGCCACATCCACTCCCTCAAGCTAGCCCCGTTGTGAGCAAGCCGATGACTAACGCCGAACGCATCAAGGCGATCGAGGAGCGGCTCGCTGCGGCGACGCCGGGGCCATTCGACGTTCACCGCTACGAGCATGGAGGTGGGCGCATCATCAAGCGCTGGCCTGATCGCCAGACGCCCGATCTGATTGCAGACCTATATGTCGAGGCCGATCGCGAGTTCTACATCGCCGCCCCCGACGACCTCCGCTGGCTCTGCGTCGAGGTGAGGCGGCTCGTGAAGGCGCTGCATGAAGCGATCCGCGACGGCGACGGCCAGTGCTTCTACTGCGACGCGGCGACGATTCGGGACCACAGAGGCGACTGCCCGCTCGCAGGCTACGAGCCCGACGAGGAGAACGACGTGAGCGACGCTGAGGCGCAATACGCAGAGATCGCGAGGCTGCGCGGGCCCGTGTGTGATAAGAGCGGCTGTTACGCTGAGCACGGTGCTTGCCCGGAGCACGGCGGCGATGCTTGCCTGATAACCACGCACGGGCTCATCACCGAGATCGACCGCCTCCGCTCGGCGCTGCGGGAGGTGTGGGCGCATCACGAGGGACTGACGGTGCCACAGGAGCACGGCCGCCTCGCCGCGCTGGTCGAGGAGCTGGCACCGAAGGAGAAGCCATGACCATCACCTGCACCGTTGACCGCCACGAGGACACCGACGCGCGAGGGTCGCTGAGGCATGCGGTCGAGGTGACGAAGGCCGACTGCATCGAGATCGGCCCCATGCGCATCGTCCTCTCGCGCCCGCTCGTGATCCAACACCCCTGCGATCTCGTCGGCTGCCTCGTGGACGGCACTACCATCATCGACGGCAACGTGCGCTTCTACAATTCGACGCTCTCGCTCTGGCGCGGCTCGCAGTCGCACATCGCCTTCGAGCGCACCGGCGTCGTGCAGGGGCCGGATGACAACGGAGACTGCCTCTCCATCCTCGGCCGATGGACCGGGCACACCCACCGATGCACCATCTCGGGCGGCCTGGACGAGGGCGCCGAGACATGGGGCGGCGAGCAGGGGCTCGGGCTCTGCGAGGACTGGGCCTTCGACTCGTGCGTCTTCGCGCTCCAGAAGCCGCAGCCCGACGGAAACGGGCCCTACAACCTCGTGCTCGTCGGCAAGCGCGCATCCGTCCGCCACTCGCTCATCGTCACGAATGGCCCCGGCGACTACCGCTGCCCGAACTTCAACTGCGACGAGACGGAGTTGAGTGGCAACCTCATCTACAACCCCTGCATCGGCAACAGCCCGAAGGGAGGCCCCACCGGCGACTACCAGAAGCGCCCGTGGAGCACCGTCGTGCGCCCGCAGCTCGTGGTCGAGCACAACCTCTTCATCTCGCGGCTCCCGATGCCGGCGAACATCTGGCCGCTCTGGTGGCACTCGGGCAACCCTGCGGGACTGGAGGTATCGGTCGATCTAGACTCGAACGTCTCCCCTCGCGCCGACGGCGCAATCGTCAACCCGGCGCGCGGCTGGAAGATCGGGCAGAACACGCCTGGCATCCCGCGCGCGACGGCTGAGCGCGTGATGCGGGATGCGGGTGCGCCGGGGCACCCGATCACCGTGTCGCAAAAGCACCGCGCGTTGATGAGGCTCGCGTGACGCTCGACATCCCCATGGCTCCACCGCTGCCCAACCGCCTGCGTGGCGTGCATTGGAGCGTGAAGGCGAAGGCGCGCCGCGAGTGGCAGAACGCCGTGGACCTGGCGCTGCTCGAGGCCGGCTGGCGACGTGCGCAGGGGCCGCTCGACCACCCCACCGTCACCCTAACCCGGATCAGCGCCGCAGCGCCAGATCCCGACAACGTGATGGCCGGATGGAAGCCGCTAATCGACGCGCTGGTCGTGGCCGGGGTGATGATCGACGACTCTGCGGATGCCTACACGCTCGTCTCGCGCTGGGAGAAGGGACCGAAGAAATCACCTACCTGTCGGGTCGAGATCGTGGACGGCCTGTGACGTGGCTCTCGCCGTGCTCTCGCTCTGTTCCGGCGTCGGCGGGCTCGACCTCGGAGTCCGCGCCGTGCTCCCCGACGCACGAGTGGTGGCTTACTGCGAGCGGGACGCCTTCGCTGCGGCCGTGCTCCTCGCGCGTATGCAGGACGAGAGCCTGGATCCGGCACCTGTGTGGTGCGGCGACCTCGAGCGGCTCCCCGTGGACGAGCTCGCCGGGCGAGTCGATCTCGTCACCGCCGGCTTCCCCTGCCAGCCCGTCAGCGTCGCAGGATCCCGGCGCGGCACCGACGACGAGCGCTGGATCTGGCCTGCCGTCGCTCGGGTGGTTCGCGAGGTACGACCCCGCTTCGTCTTCCTCGAGAACGTCCCCGGGCTGCTTCACGCCGGCCCAGATGGAGTTGCTCCCGTCGAGCACGTCCTCGGTGACCTGGCCGGCTGCGGGTACGATGCTCGCTGGACGCTGCTACGAGCGAGCGCTGCCGGTGCGCCTCACCGGCGCGCCCGGTTCTTCCTTCTCGCGTGGCGAGTATCCGACGCCCAGCGCGACCCCCTACGGGCAGAACGAGGGCAGCGTGCCGCACGCTCGGCCGAGCCGCGGGACGCCGAGCCTCGAGACATGGGCGCGGGAGCACTGGATTCTGGATCCGCGGCTGACCTGAGCCTCTGGCGCTCGCCAACCAGCCGCGACTGGAAGGGCGAGAGCGCGAGGAGCTGGCAGGACCGGGAGCGTGGGGAGGGCGACGCGACACCGACCCTCGCCGACCAGGTGGCGCAACTCTGGCCGACGCCGACCGCAGGCGACGGGCGCGCCGCTGGCAGCAGGAACGCCCCGGGCTCGGCCGCGCACGCGGGCGTCTCGCTCTCCGATGCCGTGCTGACGGGCTCGAGCACGGGCCGCGCGGCCCGCGCGCCGCGACTCTCGCCGGCCTTCGTCGAGGCGCTGATGGGCCTAGCGAGTGGCTGGACCGACCCCTGCGGCCCGATCGCGCCCTGGGCCGGCTGGCCGCCCGGACCCACCGACTCGGAGGGCTGGGAGCGCTACCTCGAGCGCGGCGGGCCGGCTCCGGTGACGACGGAGTGGGTGCCAGACCGCAGCGCGCGGCTGGCGGCGCTCGGCAATGCCGTCGTCTGGCAGCAGGCGGCGATAGCGCTCGAGGAGATGATCGGATGATTGACTATCGGCAATTCCTAGCTAACAAAGCGATCTGCGCGCCGGAGCGTGGACTATCAGTAGTGCCGGCTCTCGCCACGCACCTCTTCCCTTTCCAGTCGGAGTGCGTGCGTTTTCTTCTCGGCGTCGGTTCGGGCGGGCTCTTCCTTGATACCGGCCTCGGCAAGACTGCCGTGGAGCTGGAGTGGTGCATCCACGCCGCAGAAGCGACGAACGGCTGCGCGCTCATCCTGACGCCGCTCGCAGTCGCGAAGCAGATCGAGCGCGAAGGCAAGCGCTGGGGCTACCCGGTGCGCGTGATTCGCGAGCAAGCGGACGCGGGGCTCGGCATCAACATCTGCAACTACGATCGGCTGGAGCGGCTAGACCCGCAGGCGTTCGGGGCAGTCGCGCTCGATGAGTCGAGCATTCTAAAGAGCTTCATGGGCGCGACGAGCCGCGCGCTTCGCGCAGCGTTCTCCGGCCATCGGTTCCGCCTCTCAGCTACCGCGACGCCGGCCCCGAATGACCACATGGAGCTCGGCCAGCACTCGGACTTCTGCGGGGTGATGGAGCCGCCCGAGATGCTCGCGCGCTGGTTCATCGCCGATCAGACCGACATGGGGCGCTACCGGCTGAAGGGCCATGGCGTCACGCCGTTCTGGGATTGGATGGCGTCCTGGTGCCGGATGGCCGCGATGCCATCGGACCTCGGCGACGCCGACGAGCGATTCGTGCTGCCGCCGATGCAGGTCCACCGCCACCGCGTGGAGGCGGTCTCGACCGACGCTGCGCTTGGGGGCCTGTTCGGCGATCTCGCGCTCTCGGCGACCGACATGCACAAGGCGAAGCGCAGGACGGCCGAGAGTCGCGCACGTCAGGCGGCGGAGCTGGTCGCATCCGAGCCGCGCGAGTCGTGGCTGCTCTGGTGCGATACCGACTACGAAGCCGACGCGATCGCCGCGGCGCTGAACGAGCACCCCTACAGCTACGCCGAGGTGCGCGGCTCGCATTCGGTCGAGCGCAAGGAGTCCGCGATCGAGGGCTTCTGCAACGGCTCGATTCAGATTCTCGTCTCGAAGCCTTCGATCATGGGCTGGGGCTTGAACTTCCAGCACTGCGCCCGCGCGATCTTCGTCGGTCGCACGTTCTCATACGAATCCTGGTATCAGGCGATCCGCCGCCTCTGGCGCTTCGGGCAGACGCGGCCCGTCGAGTGCCATGTGCTCGTCGCCGAGGGCGAGGATTCGATCGGGCGCGTGATCGACCGCAAGGCCGGGGACCACGACGGCATGAAGCGCGAGATGCGCGCGGCGATGCTGCGCGCGATGGGGCGCACGTCAGCAGTGCGCGTGCCCTATGATCCACAGCATGACGGCGCGCTTCCGCGCTGGATGAGGGACTAGCCGATGAGGCGCTTGATCCAATCGGCGACGAGCCGCGACACCGACACTCCGCGCGCAGTCGCGACCCGGCGCAACTTCTCCGCCTCTGCCGGCGCGAGCCAAAGCGACACGTTCGCGCCTCTCCCGGATGGGTGGCGCGGCGGACGGCCCGGCTTACTCGGCACGGCGGATAGCGAAGATAGGGGCAGCACCGCCGCCCATCCGATGCTCTTCGCCGACCGCGAGCGCGCCGATTGCGTTCACGTCTTCGGGGTCGAGATCGTTCGCCGCGTAGAACTCGCCGAGGTCGATCGCTTCCGTGGTCTGCGGGTCGGTGCCTTCGGCGTTGCTGACGATCAGGTCGAATCGGGCTTGCATGGTGTCCTCCGATGCCTCAATTATCCCCATATGCAATCCATTGTCAATGGGGAGAATGGGGGGCGCCAGTGAAGGGGCGGAATCACGAGGGAATCCGCTGCCTTGGCGATGCCCATGGGGGGCGCTTCGCGGCTTACCACGGCGACGCCGTGGACGTGCTGCGCCAGCTCCCGGACGCTTCGGTCGGCTTCTCGGTCTACTCGCCGCCGTTCGCGAACCTCTACATCTATAGCGACTCGGCGGCCGACATGGGCAACAGCGCCGACGACGCGGAATTCCTGAGGCACTACGGCTACCTGGTCAGCGAGCTATACCGCGTGATGCGGCCCGGCCGACTTGTCGCTGTCCACTGCAAGGATCTCGTCTACTACCAGAACCAGCGCGGCACATCGGGGCTTCGCGACTTCCCTGGAGCACTCATCCGCTCACACGTCGGCGCCGGCTTCGACTTCCACTCGCGCGTGACGATCTGGCGCTGCCCGGTGCGCGAGATGACGAAGACCAAGGCGCGCGGGTTGCTGTACAAGCAATTGCGAGCGGACAGCAGCTACAGCCGCCAGGGGCTCCCAGAATATCTCGTGCTGTTCCGCAAGTGGGCCAAGGAAGGCGATGCTGTCGAGCCGGTCACGCACACACCGGATAGCTTTCCGCTCGATCGCTGGCAGGAGTGGGCCTCTCCCGTTTGGACCGGGATGAAGGAAACCGACGTGCTCAACGCCGACCGTGACCCGGGAGACGAGAAGCACATCTGCCCGATGCCTCTTGACCTGATCGAGCGCGCAGTTGCGCTCTGGAGCAACGCCGGCGACACCGTGCTCTCGCCGTTCATGGGAATCGGCAGCGAGGGATACGGCGCGCTCAAGCTCGGGAGGCGCTTCATCGGAATCGAACTGAAAGAGTCGTACTGGCGGCAGGCTGTCGGGCATCTCGAAGCGATCGACAAGCAGGGCGATCTGTTCTGATTCCTCGCCACGGTGGCGAGCGCCCGGCCCCCGGTGGCGCAGTCAGCGCCGGGAGCCGGGCCAATCCAACAGGAGCATCCATGACCCGTATCGCCCGCACCCCCGTCCGCGTCCACTCGCCAGACGGCTTCTACCGCGCCACCAGAGGCACCGTCTGCGCCGGCATGACCATCGAGGACGGCAAGATCACCGCCTGCGCGCCGATCCTGCGCCGCTACCGCCACCTCCACGACCCCATCGAGGCCCTGCGCCGCAAGGGCTACTCGATCGAATGGACGCAGATCACGAAGCCCCAAACGCCCGCTTGAGCGCCGCCAGGTCGGCCGAGTCGATCACCGCACCGCCCGGCTGCAGATCCGCCCGCCAGCACCTCTCCTCTTCGACCCGCCGGCCGAAGCAGGACTTCAGCATGGCGAGCGTGCTCGAGTCCGCCGGGCGGGGGCGCGTGAAGTCGACGACGTGGACCGCCACCGGGCCCGTGTTGCCCGTCTCGTCCTCGCACCAGGCGCTGACCTCGAGCCGCTCGTCTGCCGAGCGCCATGCGTCCACGTCGAGCTCGTGGACACTGCCTCCCTGCGGGCTCGAGGCCGGGAGCGTGCGCTCGCTCGAGCCGCTCTCGGAGGCGAGGGTGGCGTGGCAGGCGGCGAGGTCGCGGAGGAGGAATCCGTCCGCATCTGTCGTAGGCTCGTGCAAGAGCAGGATGGTCAGGAGCAGCGCGTCCATGCTATGCTCCTTCTCGAACTGTTCTTCTATTCCTGGTAGCGCCCCGAGTCGATGGTCGGCCCGGGGCGTTTCCTTCTTGGGCTAGTAGCCCATCGGGCGCTTGGGCTTGCCGCCCTTGCCCTTCTTCTTGCCCTTCATCTCACCCTCCTTGCAGGATCGCTGCGGTGCAGATCGCCGTGGCGCGCAGGCGGTCGCCCGGGACGAACGGGTCCATGTCGATCGACAGATTCACGATGCGGTTCGCGCCGGCCGCGCACATGCGGGCCTGGATCTCGGCCATGATCTCGGGGATCACGCGCGCCTGCTCCGCGAGGGGCAGGACGAGCTCGGCCGCGAGAGGACCGACGTAGCCGACGATGCGGGGCCAGCCGGGGCCCGGCATCCCGGCGCTACTTGGACGGCCCCAGCGTGAGCGGTGTCGAGGCACGCCAGCGTCCGACGACGACGAGGATCAGGCCGATCGCCTGCCCGAGGCTGGTGATTGCCTCACCGGAGCCGGGCGGCACCGCGCCACTCGTCTCCGCGACCTGGAGCGCCGCGAGCAGCGCCGCTCCCCACATCGTGAGGCTGGATGCGAAGTTCTTCACGTCTGGTCCTCCTGCGGCTCTCGCCGCTCATCGAAGTGAAACTGGCACAGGTCGCCCACGTCCGCGCGCAGACCGCAGCCCGACGCGACGCACCTCGTTGGATCCTTGCGGTGCGTCCACCAGTCGAGCAGCAGCAGAGGTGCTAGCGGGATGCGCAGCAGCCCCCAGAAGATGCGCTCGCCGATGGGTGAAGCCATCTACAGGAACCACGCGAGGATGGGCACCTTGCGCAGCCACTCGTAGAGCCCGCCCGTGCGCGCCGTCGCCACGTCCTGCGCCTTGCGGGCGAGCGTGAGGTACTCGGGCGAGTAGGCGCAGACGCTGGTGGCCTTCGGGTCGCAGGGCACCCGGTGCATCCCCGTCGCCTCCATCACCTTCATCGCCATCACCAGCTCGCAGAGCTTGTTCTGCCCGCCCACCCCAGCGCCGAAGCTGCTCCAGCCGGCGGTGCCCACCGTCGAGCACTCGCCGAAGGCGAAGGAGGAGACGCCGGGCGGCACGTCCACGTCGTCGCCTTCGACCGCGACCTGGCCCACGCCCACAGCACTCGCCTTGGCAGCCGCCGACGCCTTGGCCTTCGGGGCGGGCTTGCCGCCCGCGAGCGCGAGCGAGGGCAGAGCCACGAGGAGCAGAACCACGATGAGCCTAGACATCCTTCCCCTCCGTGCCGGCGCTGCGAAAGAGCGCGGCTATCAATAGCTCCAGATCCACGGCCTGGGCCTGCTTGTTGCCGCAGGCGTCCAGTCGAGATGCACGAACCGCTGCGAAACCTTCCCGCGCTGATGCACGCCGATGCCTGGAACCTTGCGCTCCAGCGCGCAATAGAGGAGCCGCCGCGCAGCATCACCCGAGACGAGCACATCGACGCAGATCGAGTCGCCGTCGGCCACCGTATGCGGGCCGTCGCGCCCGGTGTGAGACACGGCGGCGTTGTGCTCCGGGCACCGATAGCCCGAGCTGACGATCATGGGCTCCCCGAAGGCACGGCGAAACTCGTTCAGCCGTTCGATCGCTGCATCCCCCCACGGCATCACCCCGCAGTGGTGGCAGGACAGCTCCTTGACGGAGAAATACTGGTCATTCACTCCTGCGCCTCCAGCACGTCTATTGCGAACTGCTCGGCCCGCAGCTCGGTCTCGAGCGAGTCGACCCACACTTCGGTGTTGGCCGCGCGAACCTCGGCCTGTTGCGCGTTGCGCTGCCCGAGCCAGAGCGAGAGCACACCCACGACGGCGAGCACGATCTTCACCAGCGCGTCCCAGCCCTTGTCGCTCATCGCTTCCTCTCCCCGCCCATGTCGAGCAGCCGGCTCATGATCGCGCTCTGCCCGTTCGATAGCGTGCGGATCGACTCCTGCAACTCGGCCAGGTCACGGCGCACGTTCACGAACTCGGCCCGCGCCTCGGCGCTCATCGGCGTGGTGCGCCCGCTCTCGAGAGCCTCGAGCCGCCCCGCGTGCGCGTTGCTGTTCGTCTCCACCGCGGTCACCCGCTGTGAGATCGCGAGCGTCCAGCCGCCGAGCGCGAGCACCGCGCCCACCGACACGCCGACCAGCATTTGCCAGAGCTTCCCGTTTCCGTTCATCCATCCCGCCATCCAAGCCTCAGCACCCACGCCCCCCGCATCGTCGCCTCGCAGTCGGGGCTGCGTGGGATCAGAACGCCCGGGGGCCGGTGCGCGAGCCGCCGCCGCCACCGCCGAAGAAGCTCGATAGATTCGCGGCATTCTCCGGTCCGAGACCCACCTTTGCGAGTCCCCACGTCAATACATGAATCCCAGGTGCCGCTCGGCCACCTCGAATCCCGCAGCCAGTCGTATCCGCAAGCCCACCGGGGATCGGCGTGAAGTCCTGCCGATCTGGATTCTTAAGGTTCAGATTACGGAAGCGGACAATGCTCGGCTCCTCTGTCGCGCTGAGAGCGTTCCCATCGGAGTCAGCATCTTCGCTCTCAAAGTCTCCATTGAATACCGTTGCTCCGCCTGCATCGTTGTCTTTGCGGTTGTCGAACAGACACGGACCATTGAGCCAATCCGTCTCGCTGGCTCCGTCAGACAGGCCGATCGCTGCATCATCCGTTACCGCTGTGGTTCCGCGATACCCTGTGATGAGAAGCCCGTCCACGGTGTTGCGTAAATTGTCAGCAGAGGAATTGGTCAGATCAAATAGTTGGACTGGACTGTTAGCTCCAGGTGCGTTGAGATCGTTCCAGCGTGGCGAGTACGCGATCGTCACGCGCTTTAGGCCGCATCTGATGAAGTCATCACTGCCGTTATACATGCAGTCGATTAGTGAAGTCTGAGGCGACGCGACGATCTCGTTGTCGAGCACAAGGACGTTCTCGATCAACGACGTGAGCGCAGGTGCGTCAGCATCCATGACGTCGATCCACGGCAACCCACCCGCCCCGTCGTTCGCATAGATCACGCCGTTCTTCCAGTGGTATGGCTTCGTCGCATCTTCGACGGGATCTAGCGTAATGTCCGAATTCGACACGTTGGCAGAGAAGTTGTGTCGCCAGACCCAGTTGTAGAAGGTGCGGAATTCCTCGCCGTGGACCGTGAGCGCCTGAAGGTTCCCGATGCCGACGAATCCAACCACATCTAGCGGCCAGCTAGCATTTACGCCGAAGATTGGCTGACGGCTACCGATCGACACGATGTCTTTGAATGAGTAGCCTCCACCGGCGGTCTGAATTACCGTTCCATCATTCCCGTCAATGCAACCCCGACAGACCACCCCGTCCACATCCACGCCACCAGCATCACCGAGTGCCACGCACTGAGCACTTGAGTCGTCCTCGTTCGTACCGCTGTCGCACGAGACGCGCTTGAGCACGCCGGTGGCATCGCCCTCAGCACTATCCTCACCGAAGGCATCATCAGACATATATCTGAAGGACAAGTCCTGAATGTCGATCGTCCATGCGCAGGCACCAGCCGCGCACTGTGCCCCAGGGTCTGCCAGCTCGAAACCGTGCGTCGATCCCGCTGAGTTGTTGCCCGTGACATTCAGATAGTCAATGTTGATCGTTCCATTCAGCTCGATAGAGGAATTGGCCGTCCCTCCATCATTGCCTTCGGCCTCACGTACCGCGACGATGTTGAGTGTCGTGGTGGCCGTCGATAACCGCGAGGTTACGGATGCCACCTGATCGAAGAGAGCCCCGCTCGCCGTGAGGCCATCCGCCGTCTGCACCTTGCCGTAGCTCGTCTCTGTGGTCGATGCCGACACCACGATAGCAGGCTTGACGACAACGAAAGGGTCGCCTGACTTCATCCCGAACCGCGCCAGGTGCGCAACGTCGCTGGCCGTCACGGCGGCCTGAAGGCCAGAGAGTGAAGCGAAACGAAGCGTCTCTGCGGTACCGATCGCGCTACACGTTCCTGCGGTACAGTTGAATCCCAGAAGATACGGTACAGGGAAGATCGGGTTAGCGCCGCTCGTCGTCGTGTTCAGGTACATGTACCCGCCATTGAGCGCAGAATTCGGGTCGAGCCCGATCCCATTCTGCGCATCGTTCGTGCGGGTCCACGTCGCAACCGTATCGCCGACACGTCGCGCTCCGAGAACCCCACGCGCGATCTGACGATAGGATTCCAGTGCCGGCACGATTCCAGCACTGTAGGTCTTCTTCTTGAGCGGGTGCTGCTGGCATGTGTTGATGATGATCCAGTTCCCGCCGTCCCCATCTGCATCCGCTGCCAGGCCCGTGTCAACGATCTCGTACCACTGCCCGTCGTCATAAGACATGTCCATGAAGTCCGAGCCGGGGCGCTTGAAGACGACGAAGTTGTTCGTCGTCAGGTCGATTGCGTTCGGATCGTCAATCGCGTCGATCGCCTCGTCGATTAGCGGATCAGGTCCACCAGTGGCTCCACGGTAAAGATCCGTGCGCCAGAAGAACATGACCTGACACGATGAGCCAGGTGTTGCCTGGCTAGCAACGCAGTCTTCGAGCCATGCCGTCCCGTTGTTTCCAGGGCAGAGAATCATCTCTGGAACACGCCAAATGTAATCCTCGGTGAGATTTGCGGCGGTGACAAGATCGTCGGTAGGCGTTGTGATGTTGCCCGCAGGACGGAAGCGCCCTTCGAGCGTCAGGTCGCCGCCCGTCGCCACGGTGATGCCGTTCGGCTGGATGAGCATTCGACCTGCCGCACCCGCCGCCGTTGTCGATACCGTGAGCGCGCCACCGCTGTTTACCGTCACGGAACCCGTCGTATTGGAGAGCGCCAGCAGATTGTTCACCGTGGCCGTGCAGCCGGACCCGATCACGAAGTCATCGGTCGCGTCTGCGGTACATGGCGAACCCGTCCATGCGATCGTGCCGCCGCTGTCCTGCCAGAACCCGCCGGGGGCGGTGCAGTTGCACGTCTCGGCCAGCGCCCCCGTCGGCAGCGCGAGCACGAAGAGAAGAGCGAGGAGGATGCGAAGCATGGAGGCCCCTAGTGGCACGTCACCTGGACACGCCAGTTGTGCGAGCTCGGGTTAGCCGTCGGCTGCGCGTAGATGTACGCCGCTTGAAGCTCCTGATACCCGGCCCGCAGCACACTCGAATCCCCGGTGAGCGTGAGCGCATCACCGAGGCCGTCCCCGTCGCGGTCCACATCCACCGGCTCGCAAGAGCTGGTCGAGGCCGATGCGGCGGTGCAGCGGTAGATATCCACCTCGGCACCTGTGCCGGTCCCGGCCACCTGCGGATCGAAGTGAACGGAGGCGAAGGGACAGGCGAGCGGCAGCAGATCCGTTGCCGTCGAGGCGCTGGTCGAGTCCCACCAGCAGACGTTCCCGCTCTTCATCGGCCGATTGCACGTCGCGGCCGTCGGCGTCACCCAAGCGGCCCACGCCGCGGAGGGCAGCGCGAGCGCCAGCAGAAAGAGCCATCGTACGGTCATGTCCGTGTCTCCCTTCTCACTCCGCGAAGCGCGGCGGCTTCGTGAGCTTCTTCTGTTCGACTTCCGCGGCGAGTGCGGGAAACTCGACGAGGAGCTGTTCCCGCGCCGCCGCCCGGTGCGCTTTGATGATGGCGTCGATGAGCGAAGCCTTGCCGCCATCCGGTCCCCCGGAGAGTGCGTCGTAGAGCGAGGAGCTTTGATGCTTGCCCGTCACGATCGCGTTCAGCTCCTTCATGAGCCCCATGCCCTCGCTCTCGTAGCCCTGCGTGCGCACGGGTGCGCCACTCACCTCTTCCTTGAGCGCGCCACCCGCCAGCTCGACGTAGCGGCTGTACTCCCTGGGCCGGTCCGTCAGGTCGATTTTCACGCCGTCGAGCCCGACGGAGCGCTGCGGCATCTCCGGGTAGAACTCCAGCCGCTCGAGCTCGAGGTCGATTGGCTCCGCGCTTTCTCGCTGACTCGCAATCGGCGATACGAAGTCGTAGAGCGTGCCCATCTCGGCCGTGCGCTTGATCGGGCGCCCCCACAGGTCGCGAAGCGGTGGCAGGTCTTTCGAAAGTCCCGGCGTCCTCGCCCGCAGCGCATCGCCCATGTCCTCGACGGCGCGGACGTAGGGATCACTCGAGCGCGCGAACTGCGCCACGCCCGTCGGGACGGCCGAGCCCACGAGGCGCTCCCACCAGTTCTCCCCGTAGCGGCGCGAGTCGCTCATCATCTCGACGAAATCGGCCGGGCCGGTCATGAAGGTGGCGAAGGTGAGCTGATTCGCGATCGCCATGGAGGCTGCAATCACCAGCTCGTCCACCTCAGGATTGTCGTCCTTCCACTTTTCGCGAAGGATCTCGGTGATGTTAGCCGCAAGCCCGATCTGCGTCCCGACGGGCTCCAGGCCGCGGTAGCTGAACCAGCGGTAGATCGGAGCGCCGTTTCGCTCGGTGCCGATCTGCACGCGGAAGCTATTCGCCGGGATGCCCTGCCGTCGCAGAGATGCGCTTTCGCCCGCGTGCTCCGGGCCTTTGCCGGTGATGTCGCCCTTCATCGCCATGTCGGCGAAGACGGCGAGCACGGCGTTGCCCGTCAGGAACTTCGCCATCGCCAGGTCACGGCGCGCGCCGCCTGCGAACACGTCCTCACGCCAGCGGCGCACGAGCGGTGCGAGCAGAGTCCGCTCAAAGCCGTAAGCGAAGATGTTGTAGGGCGTGCGGCGGAAGGGCAGAACGATCCGGCCGATAACCGGGAACTCGCCGACGGCCTTGAAACTTTTCCAGCTCTTCGTGGCGAGCGGCTCGTTCGCGAACGTGTTCACCTCGGCCGACATTCGCGAGAGCAGCCGCAAGTTCTCATCGGGATCGTTCCGCAGGGTCGTGAGTCGATCGGTAAAGCGGTCAGGCGGAATCACGCCCGTCTCGACCTCTCGGCTCGCCTGTCGGAACGCCTGCGCGTTCAGCTCGGCCCGGGCGTTGGCGCTCTTGAAAATCTCGTCCTCGACAGCGAGCGCCCGCGTCGGCGCCGTCGTTGCGGTGTCGATCCAGTCGAAGACACGGCCCACCGGCGAGGTGCGCGAGAGCCCGAGCTTCTCCGGGTCGAAGGCGCCCTGCATCGGCATCTCGACCTTGCCGGCGCCGCTCGTCTGTCCGGTGAGAGCCGTCTTGTAGGCGCCGCCCACCTCGCCCGCGTTCTCGGCCAAGAGCGTGCTCGCCCCGTCCACGTCGCCCGCCGCGCGCTTCGCAAGTGCCGCAGCGTAGACCTGGCGTCCCTTCGCGCTCATGCGCAGCGCATCCCGGAAACCCTGCAACATGCCGAAGGTCTGCGCCGTCGCTTCGCCGTTCGCGACGTACTCGCGCCCGAGCGCACGCCCGATCAGGTTCGCGGCCTTGCGTTCCATGAGCTGCTGGCCGAGAACGGCGGTGTTCGAGAGCATGTTCCGCGCGTGCGTGTGCAGGCCCGATAGTAGCGAGCCGTACCAGAGCTGCCGCACCATGTCGGATCCGATGCGTCCCGCAGCCACCGCGCGCGTGAACCAGGTGGCCTCCTTCTCCATCCCGGCATCGGCCAGCCGCAGGAGGCCGCTCGCGATCTCCTGCGTCGAACGCGACTCGGACTGGAGCAGGCCCTTCAGTTGATCCATTTGCCCCGAGAACGTCACAGCGTCACCGGCAGGGATGGCCCACGAGTTGAGGGCACGCGCCGTCTCGGTACGCGCCGCAATCACCTGCTCCTGCACCGCCGCGTGGATGCCGAGCATCCGGCGGAAGGCGATTTGATTGAGCTCGCTCTGCGGGTCGGCCACCACCTCCTGCGCGAGCCCCTTCAAGCGTGCCGCCGACTGCGCCCAGAGCTCCCGCACCGCCACGCTCTGCTCGGCGTTCAGCGGCTCGCCCACACGGCGCTCGGCGAGAATCTGCCAGGCGTCCTTCTGCTCGGCCGAGAGCTTCGTCTGCTCCCACGAGCGCACGCCGCGCTGGGCCTTCTTGATGCCCGGCTCGAAGGCGTCGGCCATCTCCTGCATGACAGCCTTCACGTCTTCGGGCGAGCTGATGCGGGACCAGTTGATGAAGACTTCGCGGGCCTCGCCTTTGCCGGCGGCCACTGCGGCGGCGGCTTCCTCGGCCGGCACGTCAGGGACGCGCACTTCGAGCGCCGGCCCGGCCGGGTCGCCGAGAAGCTGAGCGAGCTTCGCCTTCTGCGCGTTCGTGGTGTCCACGAGCTGCTTCACGACGGGCTCGGCTTGCTGGGCCACGGCGCGTCCGCTGCGCATGGCGCGCAGGCCACGCACCAGGCCCTCGGCGATAGCACCGAGTCCGAGACCCTCGGCGGCCGTCTTCAACCGGCCCGCGGCGGCCGAGTCATCCGGCGAGGCAGCCAGGAACTCGCTCACCGGGTTTTCCAGCGCCGGAACCTGCTGCACGAGGTTCGACAGCCGCTCCTCGCTCGGATCGAAGACCACCATGTCGGCAAGTGCTCCGCGCAGGAAGGGCGCAGAGAGGGCACCGGCCCGGCCCGCCTCGGCGAGCTTCTGAATCGCCTTGATGCGGCCCGAGCCCATGAAGCCGGTCAGGAACTGCGAGGCGCCGCGCACGAGTGCGCCCGTCGTCGTCACGGGCTCCTCGATATCGGGAAGCAGCTCGATCGCGAGTCCCACAGGCTCGGCAAGGGCGCCTGCGGCTTCCGAGACGGGATTCGGCCCCACCGTCTCTTCCAGCCAGGTGTTGAAGTCGCTAACAGCGTCGGCCGTCTCTTTCACGGCGTCGAAGAAGCCGCCCGCGGCCTGCGTCGGGCCTTCGATGGCCCCGCGCGCCACGTCCTTCGCCGCTCCTGCCGCCATCCGCCCGGCGCCTCGCTGGGCCTCCTCGCCCGCCTCGCGTGCGCCCTGCTCGAACCCGGCCCCGCCGACCTCGCCTCCCGGTGCCCGCGGCTGCTCCTCCCACGACCGACGCACGCGGTCCATCGCCCGCTGCCGGCGCAGGAACTCGACCTTGCGGACGTGCGCCGCCTCCAGATCGGGCTCGTTCGGGTCCATCGCGAGTGGGCTAGCGACCGGCACTCTGAGTCTCCTCGGTGTGCCGCAGGCGCTCATCAGCCCTCGTCAGCTCGTCGAACCAGTCCTCGCTGAGAGCCAGCTCGCGCTGGTACTCATCGTCCGCCGCAAGCGCGGCCTCCGCGCCGGGCTCGGCCAGGTCGGTGAATCCGTGCCGGGCGAGGTAGTGAGCGGTCGTCTGGCGATCCGACTCTTTCAGCGTGTGGCCCCAGTCCGCGCCGGCCTTGAGGATCTGGCGGTCGGTCACGAACTTGGGAAGGAGCATGGAGCTCGTCTTGTTGGCGTGCTCGAATCGGGCAGACCGGACCGCGATCTCCCGCGCCTTCGACATGGCGTCCTCGCGAGTGGCCTCCGGGTTACTGAGCGCCCACGAAGCGAAACTTTCTTCGGCCTCGGCCGAAAGTCTCCGGGCCGCAGGATCGTCCTTCTCCACGATGATGAGGGCATCCGATAGAAACCGAGCCGCGTCCTTGAACCGCGCCTCACTCTGGAGCCGGATGAGCGAGTCCCGGTCGCTCTTGTTGATCTGTTCAAGGCGGAACGCGGTGTCGATCTCAGTCGGTCCCACCTCACCCTTGGACGCCCGCTCGAAGAGATCGACGTAGGCGCCGCGGTCGCTCTCCTTGTCTGTGAAGCCGCCGCCCTGCTCCAGCCGCCCCTGGTAGAACTTCCTGTCCTCATGAGAGAGCACAGACCAGTTCTCGCGCAGAAAGGCTTGCAGGGCTAGAGGGTCACGCTGAGCGAGCACTTCGTCGCCCTTTTCGAGGGCGGATTCGCGCTGGTTCTGCTCGAAGCGCTCAGCCGCCGCCCGTTCGGCCGCCTCGTCCGATCGCCTCTGCCGCAGGTCCGACTCGACGGCTTCGAGCGCGTGCCCGAGCCACGCCTGGCGCTTCACCTCCGGGAGAGTCCGGGCCAGCTCGTCGTTCGGGTCCGAGAGCCGCCGGTAAGTTCCTGCCGGGTCCACCCGGAGCGCCTCCCGCAGTGAGCCCTCGGCCACCTCGGCGTCGAAGCGGTCGGCCATCTCGCCGGCCTGCTCGGCCGTTAGCACGCCGCCCGCCTGCGCCCGCCCGATCGCGCGTCCGACGAGCGAGCGCGTGGCCTCGCGGCTCTCGGGTGTCCGTGCCCGGATCGTCAGGTCGGCGCCCTTCTGGAGCGTGCCTTCGAGGGCGGCAAGCGACTCGTCGATCTGCCGCTCGCGCACGAAGCGCCGCACGCCCAGGCGCGTGCGCTCGACGCCCGGGAAAATCTCCTGCTCGAACGCCTCGCGGTCGGCCGGGAACTGGAGCCCCTTCGAGTGCCGCTCGACGATCTTCGCCCGCTCCTCCTCGAAGCGCTTCTCGGCCCGCGGCCAGTCGGGCGAGCCCTCGAGGTCCGTCGCGAGCGCGTCGATCTCGGCCGACGCCTCCATGGCGACCCTCGAGCGCAGCGCCCCGCGATAGGCCGCGTCGATTCGCGCGCCGGCCTCTGCCGCCTCATCGAAGGCGCCCGCGGTGGCCGAGAGGCCCTGATCGCCGCCGAAGTCGAGCGCCGTCGCCCGACGTCCGCTGCTTGCCGGCCCGGCCACGAACTGCGGGATCTTCGGCACTAGCGCCTCCCGACGTAGAGCGGGAGCCCGTAGCCCGCCGCCCGGGCCGCGCCCCCGAAGAGCGCCGCCGTCTTCGCGCGCTTGCCGATCTGCTTCGCACTGGCCGCGCGCGCCGCTTCGAGGTTCGCTGTGCCCTGCGCTTCGAGCCGGGCATCGAGCGCCGATCGCTCATACTCGTAGGCGTTGGCCGCAAGCGCCCGAAGCGGCGAGCCCGAGGGCGCCAGGCCGCTCGCTCCCATCTGCGCCCGCTGCTCGCCGAGCGCCAGACGGCCGATCTTGCGGCGCCGCGCCTCCTCGCGCGAGCCCTCGCGCAGAGCGAGCTGGCGGTTGTAGAGCGCGGCATCGGAGACGGCGCCCGCCTCGGCCTTGGCCGAGCGTCCTTCGAGAACGCCGCCGCCGAGCTGGAGCCCGGCCACGAGCGGCGCAATCATCTGCTGGGCGGCGCCCACTAGCCGCGGTCCTGCGTCACTAGCGTGGGCATGATCGCCGTCACCGTGCAGGGAAGCGGATCGGTGTGGACGAGGTAGACCCGCGCCGGCGTCTCGTAGCCCCCGGGCCACTTCAAGAAGTCCGTGTCGCCGTCGAAGAGCTCGCCGGCCGCGAGTGTCACGAGCGGGTCCACGTGGTCGGCATCCGGCCCGAACGAGAGCCCGCGCCCCGTCTGGTCGAGCCGCAGCGTCACGTCGGTGATGCGCTTGGTCTTGCCCTGCGCGGTTCCGTCCCGGGCGCCGGCCTCGAAGCGCATGGTTTCGAGGGCGCTGTCGTAGGCGAGCCCGACGTGGACGACGCTCGCGCTCGTGATCGTGATGGCGCCGCTCGCGACGGTCTTGTCGGCCTGCACGAGCCCGTCCCCGAGCACGCGCACCGTCTGGCCTTCGAGGTGCTCGAGCCCGCTGATCGTGACGGTGGGCGAGCTGTCGCGCGAGAGCCCCGAGTCGACGAAGAAGGCGTCCTCGATCGAGCCGCTGCGCACCCACTCCTCTTCGAGGAACTCGATGTAGCGCTTGGTCACGCTGTTGATCGTGCGCTTCACGATCGCCCAGAGCTGATCCTGGTTCCCGTTCGGATGCGGGATGACGGCGATGGATTCGACCTGCGCGATCCCGCCCGAGAAGGTGCCGCCCACCGGGTGCCGGTGCCAGCCGACGACTTCCTGCGCGCGCTCGTAGGTGAGGCCGATCAATTGCCCATCGTCGAGGCAGGCCCACACGATGCGCCGCGGCTCCTGCTGGAAGGCGAGGTGCTTGATCTGCGCAAGTGCAATGTGATCGGCGAGAACCGTCAAGTCAGGTGCGAGGAAGCTGTTGGTAGAGTCGTCGAAGACGAACTCGCGCACCACGCGGCCGGCGCGCTGCACGAAGAGCACCACCTGCTCGATGCGAACGGGATGGACGTTCTCGCGGGTGCCGTAGGCCGAGTGGCGCACGGCGCGGACGTTGTTGGCGGTGAGAGCGGCGCCCGTGGCGTCCGAGGACAGGACGAACTCGCCGCCCGCTGTGCCGATGACGAGCACTGTTCCGGCGGAGAGCCACTCGATCTTGTTCACCGTGTCGGTGTTGAGGGTGAGGAGCAGCGCGCCGTCGTCCTCGTCGATCTCCTCGTGATCCTCGTAGTTGCTCGTCCGCGAGGCCCAGAGCGTCTGAGGCTCGGCGTCGCTCGACGCCCACCAGAGTCGGTCCTCGAAGAAGGTCACGCAGCGAGGAAAGCCGCGGGCACTCGACCAGGCGCCGAAGGACCAGAGAGACGAGTCCTTGCCCACGCGCGGCGTAGCCGCCACGATCGCGCCGTCCCCCGTATCCATCAGGTAGACGGTCCCGCCTGTACCTGCGCCGTAGGTGGTCCCGTCCTCGTCGTCCAGCTCGAAGGTGTTCGCGGTGAGGCGCGTGATCGTGAAGAGGCGATTGTTCAGCTCGTCCGCCGTCGTGACGCCTTGGATCCATACCTGATCGCCCGTCTCGAAGCCGTGCGCCGTAGCCGTCACCACGACCGGATCCGCCGCCGTCGTCCCGGTGATGGCGGTCCCGGCGTCCGTGCGGCTCACCGGGATCTGCTTCACAACGCTGGCCGTCACGTGGTTCGCGTCGGTGAATGCCGTGATGAGCGCGTAGCCCTCGCCCGAGTGGATGTACTTGAGAAGCGTGTTGCCGTCGGTGTGCGTGCCGTCGCGGTGAACCGGCGGGTTGATGCCGTGCGTGGTCGAGGCGAAGCGATCGACCACTTCGTAGACGTTGCTCTCGTACCAGTAGGTCTGGCCCGCGTCGAGCGCTGCGTAGGGCTGCCAGTTGGTGGCCGGATTGGTCGCCGCCGTCCACTCAGGCTGAGTAGACTCGAACACCTCGCGGAGCGCGAAGTAGCCGCCCACGTGCCCGCTCTCGAAGATGCCGGCCGAGGAGATGAGCGTCACCGTGCCCGTCTTCGCCGTCGCGATGACGAGCGAGTCCTCGTCGAGGTTCTCCTCCGCAAACGGCTGCCAGTCGAAGTCGATCGTCGTCAGCGTCCAGCTCGTGTTCCCGGTGCGCTCGAGCTTGCGCGGCGCAAACAACGGACTCGCGATGTAGAGCACGTCGGCCGACTGCGCGGTGTAGAGCGAGTCGAGGCTCGCCGTCGTGTAGGGTGTCGTGAGGGTGAAGACGCGCGCCACCGTGCCGCCTGTGCCGGCTGATCCGGGCGCCGTGGTGCCCGATAGCTCGAAGGTGTTCGCCGCCTGGTTCGCGACCGTGTAGTACTTGGCGTTGAGGCTCGTGGCGCCCGCGACGCCCGTGATGAAGACCTGATCGCCGTTGGCGTAGCCGTGAGCGGTGGCGGTGACGACGACGGGCGTGGCGTTCGTGGTGCTCGTGATCGCGACGGTGGCTTCAAGCGCTGCGCCCGAGTCGTAGTAGACGCGCATGTAGAGGTTCCCGAACTCGAGCACGTAGGCCTGATCCGTCGAGAACTCGAACGGAATGAGCCGCGTCGCAGCGGCCGAGTCCTTCACCTCTTTCACGAAGCGGAAGCCGCTCCTCTTCATCGCGCCGCCCTGCACGAGCGGGAGGAAGTTTTCGAGCGTGCGGCAGCCGCTCGAGTACTTCTCCAGATCGACGCGGCCTTCGAGCCGAGGCGATAGCTCGCCCGCGTTGAAGGCCGTCTGGATGGGACTCGCTTTGCTCATCTAGAGCCTCGCACGTACCCAATCGTCTTCTTCGTAGGGCTTGGCGCTGTCTTCGAGCGCGTCGGTCTGCCGCGCCTTGTCGAGGATCTCCTCGTACTCGCGGGCGGCGAGATCGCGCTTGTTGTTGCTTTGCGTCAGCTCCTCGGCCAGCTCGACGGCCAGCCGGGCCGAGAGTGCCGAGACGAGGAGCGGCTCGTACTGCGTCGGATCCTGCACCCGCTGGATGTAGCGGATGGGCACGGTGATCCCGGCGTCCGTCAGCAGCCAGTCGCCTTCGATCGTCCACTCCTCGTCGTGGTCGTCGGGGAGCTCGAGGATCCGCAGCGAGTCGGTCGGGAGCGCGTAGCGGTTCCCGTAGTCCGAGTCGGGCGTGAACGGCGTCAGCGCCTTCTTCGAGGTGCCGCCCGTGCTCTCGGCGGTGTAGTCGCTCCCGTCCTCGCCCGCGAGCTGGAAGGTGGTCGTGGTGACGACGACGATGGTGAAGTAGCGATCGTTCACCTCGGTCATCTGGTCGAAGCCTTCGAGGAGCACGATGTCGCCCGAGCTGTAGCCGTGCGCGGCGCTCGTGGTGCAGACGACGGGATTGGCGGCGGTGGCCGAGCTGACGGTCTTCGAGGCCGCCAGCCGCGAGAGCCGCGAGCGCTTGATGAGGCAGTTCCAGGGATGCGCGCGCAACACCTCGTCCCGGATGTCCGTCCACGCATCGAAGCAGGCGCGCACGGCCTTGGTCCCGGTGATCCGGTGCGCGAAGTCCGAGGCAGCCGCATAGGTGCCATAGAGCAGGCCGTCCTCTTCGAGAAGCGAGAACGTGGTGGTCGAGAGCTCCTCGATCTTGAAGACGCGGCCGTTCAGCGCGGTCTGCGGCGAGAAGCCGCGCAGCATCACGAGGTCGTCATCCGCATAGCCGTGCGTGGCCGTCGTGACGACAACGGGATTGGCGGTCGTCGCACCCGAGGCGGCGATCCCGGCCTCGACGATGGCGCGCAGGTCCCCGAGGCGGGACAGAGCTCTGTTCCATATGTCAACTTCGTGAATTGCCACGCTTTACTCCGCGCCTCTCGCGCTATCCAGAGAGCGTGACGCTGCTCAGGTACTCCTGCACCGCAAGCTTGCACTTCTCGATGGCCGACATGATCTGTGTCTCACTCTTGGTATTGTCGAACTGGATCATGGCGGTGAGCGTCAGGTCGTTGCCGGCCGTCGTGACGGCGAGCTTGGACACGCTGGTCGTTGCGAGCGTTTCAACTGATTTGGTTGCCAAGAGCTGGTCTCCTTCGTAGCCGATGTAGATTTTCGAGCCGACGGGGATGATCGCCTCAGGGGGCGGCGATGGCGCGATGCTCGTGGCCAATGTCCAGCTGCGAGCCGCAGTCGTCTCGAAGAAGGCGCCGCCGTGAACGGTCACCATGCCCGTGTCGAAGCCGTCGCACAGGACGAGATTGGGAGTTGCCGGAGGCGCGGTCGGCACCCATCTGGACGTGAAGATCGCGATCCCGCGCTGACCCATGTCGATCAACATGAAGTAGGCGGGATCGTTTACGACCACGGGCTCCGGTTGCAGCACGAGCGACGGCAGAGGCAGATGCGACACTTGCTTCGCGCCGGCCGTCAATGCCGTGCCGAAGATCGTCCCCGCCGTCGTGACGGTCAGCACCAGATCGACGTAGGCGACTCGCGCCACCGCTCATCCTCGTCCTCTTCTCTCGCGAAGGGGGGCGGCCGGGTTTCACGCTTGGCCCGGCCGCCCCGGGCGCGAGAGAGCTAGTCGCCCGCCGTGTACTCGACGATCAGCGTCACCGTGCCTGCCGCCGTACCCACCGTGTTGCCCGTGAGGCACAGATCGAAGTAGAGGCCCGGGTCCGCGGTGTAGGCGGCCGTACCGGCATCGTTCCAGACGCGGTTGTTCACCAGGTTCGGGCTCGACGTGGCCGCGTCGCCGAAGCGCAGCTCGATGCCCGAGCCGCCGTCCGCCGTCGGAGGCACCGCGGGCGCCGCCGTCGCGAGCGAGAAGCCGTCCGCGTAGCAGTCGGCGTCGATCACGGCACCCCCGGCCGCGGCGGTCTGGTACAGGCCGCAGTCGTAGTCGGTCCCGGCGAGCACCGCCGTGTTGATGCAGCGGATCGACTTGAGCGACCAGCTCGAATGCACCCGCACGAAGCGGTAGACCGAGCCGTCGTCGTCCGCCGCGGCGATGACGACCGTGCCTGCGACCAGGCGCTCGCGCCCGCCCATGTGGAAGACTTCCTGCCGCACCTGCGGCGAGGCGTCGAGGTCGGTGATGAGCTGAGAGAGCGTGTTGGCGATTGCCATGCGTGTTGCCTCGTTCGTGACGAGCCCGGGGGGCGGGCACGATCCCCGCACCGGCCCCGCCGGGCGCTAGGGATGTGTCTAGGACTCGGTGCAGAAGATCCGGATCACCTTGCCGTTCTGAGTCCGGCAGGCGCCCATGGACGCGCTGACGAACACCTGCGTCAGGTACGCCTTGTCGGGGCGTCGATCAATCTCGACGTCGACGCCGCCCCACATGCCGAGGTGCAGGCCGCTCTTGGTCCAGCAGAGCACCGCGCGCTCCGAGCTCGTGGTGCCCAGGCGCTGGGTGCGGATGAACTTGAACCCCAGGAAGGTGTCCACTTCACCCTGCACGAGAGCCCGGACGCTGTTGTAGTCGTGGCTCGTGACCTGCGTGTCGTTCAGCAGATCCCGCAGCCCGCGGGCTGTGATGGCGCAGTAGCGCGGCTCGTCGGGATCGTTCTCCGCGGCGTTCAGCTTCTCGCTCGCCTGGATGAGCTTGTCGACGGTGAGGCCGACGGAGCCCGAAGCGATCGAGTAGGCCGTGTCGAAGACGGTCGAGGTCGTGCCGTTCTCGCCCGTCATCGTCGTACCCGTGGCCGCGGCGATGATGAGGTCGTCCTTCTGGCGCTGGAGGGCGCTCGTGAGCGACTCGGCGTAGGGATTCTCGAAGTCGGCGAGCATCCGCAGCTTGTCCTCGCGATCGATGAAGGCCGCGAAGGGGAAGTCCCGCGGGAAGACCCACGGACGGTCATGCGGAATGTCGACGATCGCGGTATCCGCGTGCCGGACCGTCTTCTCGACGGCGGCGACGGCACCCACCTGCTCGACGACCGTGGCGGCCTTGCCGGTGTAGGTGTCCGTCGACACCGCATCGGCGAAGCGGCTTCGCTTCTGCTGGAGCAGTTGCTCGACGCGCGACTTGTACTGCTGGACGTGCGCACGTGTGATCTGAACGCTCATGACCAAACCTCCCGGAGACGGAAAAGCGCTACAGATCCGCGGAAACGCTCCGCGGACCGGATGGCTCGTCCGCCGGAAGGCGGGTGCCGACTTAGACCACTGGCTAGAAACGCCTCGTCCGGGCCGCCATGCCCGGGTGGCTGGTCAGCGCGCGGGTGCGCTCTAAAGAGCGCTCATCCGCACAGAGAGAGAGCTAACACAGTGACAGAAAGCTTGTCTAGCCCCTCGGCTCGTTGCCGTAGGCGGCCTCGTAGAGCTGCCGCTCGCGGGCCTTCGCGTCCCGGTAGCCCGGGTGACTGCGATCGGCCAGCGCGGCCTGGAACTTCTCGTCCGTCTTCAGGCGGGCGATCTCGGCCTGGGCCGAGGCGGGAGTGAAGGCGAAGCCGCCCGGTCGGCCCTCACCGTCCACGAAGGTGTGCTCGCCGAGGCCCTTCCCGATCCGGTGAAGGATGCGGATGGCCTTGCCCGGGCCCAGTGAGCGGGCCAGCGCCTGCACCTCGGCCTGCTCGAGCCCGAGCGCCTCGGCGCCGCGGTCGGCCACCTCGAGGTTCTGCTCGTAGGCCTGGCCCCACTCGCGCTTGAGTGCCTGCTCGTCACCCACGCGCTGGGCCTCGAGCTTCTCCTGCTCCTGCGCACCGAGCTCGCCGAGGACCTTCGTGAGTGCCGGCTCGAGCATCTGCACCTGCCGCTGGGTAAGTCCGGCCTCGTGCGCGAGCGGGAGCAGCGCCGGCCGCAGGTCGATCATCCCCTCGGTCGGCGGGCGCTCGGGGAGCTCGTAGCCATCGGGCTTCTCGGGCCGGCCGAGCTGCGTCCAGAGCTTCGCCATCGCCTCGGCGTCCTCGGCCTTCGGGATGCGGACGAGCTCGTTTGCCGCGGCACCTTTCAACCGCTCCATCCCGCGAAGGGCCTTCACGACGTGCATCGGGCTCTCGTGGCCCCACTGCTGCGCCCATGCCTGCGTCTCGGCATCCGCCCCTTCGAGCCAGTAGCCCGAGGGTTGGGCCGGTGCGGCGGCGGGAGCTGCGGACTCTGGTGCGGCCGGTGCGATCTCGCTCATTCGGCGAACTCCCCTTCGATGTCGCGGGCGCGCTCGTGCAGAACCGACACGTCCTGCTCGCGCAGCCGCAGATAGGCGTTGATGCGAAGCCACACCTGGCGCCGGCCTTCGGTCTCGGCCCGCGCGCAGCACGTCTCGCCCGTGGCCGTCGTGCGGTTGGCGTAGCAGAAATGGGCGAGGTCCGAGAGCACGATCGCGTGGTCACGGGCGTGAAGGGCGCCGAGGACGCTGCGGTAAGCGGCACCGAGCGGGCGCACGAGGCGCACGAGCCAGAGCCAGCTCGACGCCTTCATGGCGAAGACGCGGCCGAAGGCGCCTGCGCGGAGCTGGATCACGTCGCTCATGCCGCAGGCGCCACGGCCTCGGGCGCAGCCGCCGCGAAGTCCTTCGCCGCCTTGCCCGCGCCCTGCACGCCTTCGAGCATCTGCGCCATCTGCGCCTGCTGGGCCTGCGCCTGACGCGCGGCCTGGTACTCCTCGGGCGAGAAGAACACGTCGGCCGGGCCGCCCCGCACCTCGGAGAACCGCCGGATCACCTCGTCGGCCTTGAAGATCGACATGACGCCCGGGTCGTACTGCGCGAGGAAGCCCGCCGTTTCGAGCGCCGCCTGGAGGCCTTCGAGCTCGCTCGCGCGCTGGTACATCGTCGCCGGAGAGACGTACTCGATCTCGTACTCGCCCTGAGCTTCGACGAGCGCCTGCGGCATGGGCGGGAGCCGGCCGGCGCGGGCTTCGATGCCCACCTCGCGCGCGATCTGCGGCCCGAGCACTTCGCTCTGGAGCCGGCCCGCCATCGGCCCGAGGTGCTCGCCCTTCTCGCGGATGATCGCGAGCACCTGCGTGGCGGTCATGTTCGGGTTCTCGCGGATCTCCTTGCCCCACTCGGCGAAGAAGGCCGCCGTGATCGCGGCCTGCTGGCGCTGGAGCATCTCGTCGGTCATGTCGAGCCTGGCGCCCGTCACGAAGGGCTTCACGAGCTCGCGGCCCTGCGCATCGAGCGTGCCCGCGTTGAAGGCACCCGGGCGCATGTTGAAGCGCCGGCCCGCGCCCGCGAAGTTGTCCGAGGTGGCGAGAATGGCGGGGTCAACGGTCCGGTGGCCGGCGCGAAGAAAGGTCTTCGTCATCTCGTTGGCGACCTTGATGTTCGGCAGCACGAGCATCGCCGGGCTCGAGCCATAGGTGTCCGTCGGGTGGACGGTGTAGCGGCCATAGAGGTACGGAAGCTCCTCGTAGCCGCCCGTGCCCACGAGCAGCCGGTCCTCGATCGCGATATAGAGCGACTCGAAGTGGAGCCGCCGCTCGTCGAGCGCCTCGGGGTCCACGTTCTGGCGCGGGCGCACGAGGTGGCACCACTGGAAGCACTCGAAGGGGTTGTTGCCGCTGGCGGCGTTCCGCACGCGAGGCGGCGCCGCCTCGCCCCACTGCCGCATCGAGGCGAAGGCGCTCTGCTGGTAGACGCGGTAGACGGAATCCACGAGGCTGTGGTGGTTCAGGACGATGTACGTCTGCCCGATGTGGATGGCCTTGTAGCGCACGCCCCCGGGCATCTCGTCGACGAAGAGGCAGGAGTCCCCGTAGGCGCCGAGCGACTTGTAGCCCTCGTGCATCTGCGCGTAGTAGTTGGCTTGCGGCGACTCGCGGCGCTTGTGCAGGATGCGCGTCACCTCCTCGAACCACTCCTTCACGGCCTGGTCCTTGTTGAGCGCAGGGACGGACGCCCTGAGTCCGTGCCAGGTCTTGTTGCGGGGCGTCAGGCTCGCTTCGAGGAAGGCGGCGAAGCTCTCCAGTCCCAGCGCCGCCGTCGCGTCGTACATCTCGGCCGTGCGCTTCTCGCCCTCGGTGCGCCGCGTCGTGAAGTCGCCCGAGTACGGCCACACGCGGTCGTGGATCTCCTGGCGGTGCGTGTCGAGCGTGCCGCGCTGCGAGCGCAGGTTTTCGAGGAGCTTCAGAATCTGGCCGACTTCGTCCTGTAGGTCTGCCACTAGGCCGCCTTCGCTCCGATCTTCTTGCGCAGCACCTCGGCGCGCCGCTCGATCGTCGCGAGGTCACGCAGGCCCGAGCGCACCCGCTCGATCGCATCCGGGCCGAAGCGCTGGAGGTGGCGCTCGATGTGCTGGAGGCGCTCGTGGAGGATGGCGGTGGCCGAGCGCAGGCCGTCGGCGTAGGTGAGAGCCACGGTCTGATCCATGCCCGGCTTCATCCGAGTAGCTTCCGCACGGCCACGTTCGAGCTGCCGGTCACACCCTGCGGGCTGGTGAGAATCGTCGAGGCACGCCCTCGCCCCAGCCGGCGCTTGCGCTCGCGCTCGGCCGCTTCGGCGGCGCCCGTGCTCACTGCCTGCGTCGGGGGAAGCCGGGGCTGAGTGCCGCTGTCACCGCCCAAACGGGCAGCCGCGAGCGGGATGCCGGCCACGGTGGCGAGCTGGGTGAGCGGGTTGCTGGCGATGCGGCTCGCCATGCCGGGACGAGGCGGAGCGGAGGGCGGGCCCTGCGCGGGAGCGGTGCCGGGCGCCTGCATCACGTTCGCCGCCTGTGAGCCGGGCGCCCTCACGTCCACGCCGGGCACGGCTTCGGCCGGTAGGATGTTCGGGTTCACCTGCTCGGGTAGCTTCGAGACAGGCGCGCCGGCCTTGATCGCGGCCGTGCGTGTCTGCTCGGCCTTCGCGATCTCCTTCACGCCCTGGATCTCTCCGCCGACCTGAGTGGCGCCTGCAGTCGCCCCGAGCACGTTCGCGGCCGTACCGCCGATGCCGGCCTCAGTCGCGGCGCCTGTCACACCCGTGGCGAGAGCCTGGCCTGATACCGCCTTGACGGCCGTGGCGGCTGCCGCTTTCGCCGCGGCGGCCAGTGCCGCCCAACTGACCGGATCCAGTCCCATCTCACCCCCCTACAGGTCGAGAAACGGACCTAGGGCATCCTGCTCCCAACCTCGCATGCGAAAGTACCGCCGCATCGCCCTCACTGGCAAGTGTTTTGCTTCCGGGATCTCGGGTAGCGGCGAGTAGAGGCGCTTAGCACCTAGCTCGCGCGCTGTTTCGACGAGGAGCGTCATGTTCTCATCGCGGCCGAGCCAGCGCCTGCGTCCGGGTCTGGCGCAGCCGTGAATCGCGAGCGTGTGGTCGAGCCCATCGACCCACACGAGCCACACGATGCCCTCAGGGAGCTCGTACCACAGGCCCGAGAGGTCGGCGGCGTCCAGCGCCCTCGGATAGCCCCAGGCGGCGAGGGTGGCTGCCACGTCGGTCACGAAAACCCCGAGTCGTCCGCGAGCGCGTAGCTCTGCTCGGGCGAGCGCAGCGGCATCACGTGAACCGGCATCGCGAAGGTCAGGGCCAGCGCATCGCCCAGGTCCGGGCTCGGGAGCCCGCGCGCTTTCAGGTCGTCCTTGGGCTCGAGCCTCACCTTGCCCGCCGCGGTGAACTCGTAGGTCGGGCCTGAGAGGTCCGATTTCAGGTCCACCTCGTTCGGGATCGCACCGCCCTGCTCGAGCCAGTGCCGGATGCCGAACCACATCTCGGTACGCTTGTCCTGGTAGTGCTCGTCGATGGGCTTGCCGCCGAAGTTCACCTCCATGATCGGGTGGCCGAGCTGGCGCAGGCGGTCGATCACACCCGCACCGCCGCCCGCGTCCACGAAGATGCCGTCGGGCTTGTACTTCGTGATGGCTTCGGTGCATTTGCCTACGAGCGCCATGTTGTCGAGGCCCTTGTAGACGAGCGGCGGGTAGGCGAGCAGGCCCTGGCGCATCTGGATCACGGAGCGGTCATCGCCGAAGCGCGCCACGTCCACGCCCATGACGGTCGGCGCAAAGCCGTACTCGGACTCGCGGTAGATGCGAGCGGCGGCAGCGGACACGAGGTCGATGGTGATGAGGACGTTCTCGGCACTCGCCGTGAAGTCGCAGAGGAACTCCTGCCGATAGGCGGCGTCGCTCATAGCGCGGCGGGCCAGCTCGAGCTCGGCCTTCGGGAGCCACGGGAGCTGCGTCTCGTCCACGCGGTAGAGGCCCGTGTACCAGGCCTCGTCCGAGCGGGCCTGCTGGTAGAGCGCGTGGAAGGTATCGACTCCGTGCGGCGTCCCGATGAACATGGCCCAGCCTTTGCGGTCGGCGAGCGCCGGCCGCATGATCTCGCCCCACACGTGCGGCGCAATGCCCGCCACCTCGTCCACCACCGTGCCATCGAGATAGAGCCCGCGCATTGCCTCCTCGTTCCCGTCGCTCGCGCCGTAGAGCGTGATGCGGGCGCTATTCGGGAGCTCGACGTAGAGCTCGCCCTCGTTCTTGCGCGAGCCGGGAATGCGCATCGCCTTGTCCACGAGGTACATCCACGCGATCTGCTTGGCTTGCTTGAGTCGCGGTGCGACGTAGGCGTAGCGCGGATTCGAGAGCTTGCAGCGCAGCGCCCGGTCCATGAGCGTCATGATCGAGAGCAGCGTCTTGCCGAAGCGGCGGTGAGCGACCAGCACCGCGAAGCGGTAGGTCCAGAGCGCGCGCATGATTTCGAGCTGGAAGGCGTGCGGCCGGAAGCCGAGGTCAATCCGCGCTTCGGTCGTGGCCATTGCTCACCTGCTCGGCGGGCGGATCGGGGAAGCCGCTGATGATGGTGATGGCGGGAGGGATGCCGGTCAGCTCTGCCCGCACGTCGGCGGGAATGAGTCGTCCGACGAGGCGCAGGAAGGCGTCCGGTTTCTCTTTCGCTTGCGCGAGCAGGTACTTACGCCCGCCCGCGTCTTCGAGAGCCCCGCGCACCATGTCCTTGACCTCGACGGTCAGCTTGTTCTTCGAGCCTTTCGGTCTTGCCACGGATAGAACCTCGTTCTTTACCCGACTCTAGCACAGTGGAATTTGGACGAGTGTGCTATGGGATCCTATCCGGTAGCTCAGTCATGGCCCATCGAGAATGCCCGGCGACAAACCATTCTAGGACGCCATGTTAGACCACGTTGCACGATCACCCTTGACTCGCTGCGTGGAGTCGTACAATCTCGTTACACACATGGCGAAGCGCAGGCGCGAGACGCTCCTCGCGAGATGGAAGCGCGAGCGGGCGCTCACCTGGGAAGAGGCGGCCAAGGTGCTCGGCATCAAGGCCGACTACTTGCGCAAGCTCGGCTGCGGGATGCTGGCCGTGAACTCGCCCCACCTCGCCCGCCAGATCGAGCGGAAGAGCGGCGGGGCGATCTCGGCCGTCGGGCTCATGTTTCCGGAGCGTGCGGACTCCGCATGACCCCTCGGCGTGCCGAATCGGACCCCCTATCCGCAACTCCCCGCCCCATCTGCCGATTCCCGCCTGTTGACAGGTCAGGGCGGCGCGGTGCGAGCGGACAACCGAACAGATTTAGACCCGACCGCGGCACCGGGACACGTGCCGCATGGAGACACGCACATGGCAAACGAAGGCGTTATTCGCATCGACCCGATCAAGCGACGAACGATCGAGTTCACGCTGTCGTCCCTGAGCGGCTACATGCCGCACCGTTTCGGCGACGTGCAGCGGGGAATGATCCGAAGCAAGAAGGAAGGCAAGAAGACCAAGAATGAGAGCAGGATGAGGCCCTTCGAGCCTGCGCAGGAAGCCGAGGATGCAACGTACCGCCTGGCCGATGGTCGGCCCGGCGTGCCGTGCTCGACGCTCCGCAACTCGCTCGTCGATGCGGCGCACAAGGACATCGGCATCGAGAAGACCCTGGTGCGCAAGGCCATCTTCATCATCGAAGACGGCCGCG